GAATCAACAAACGGTGAAATAACTAAAACATTTTTATTCTCTAAATGTTCAGTCCAAGGAGATCCTGAATAAAAAGGTTCAATACTTTGTAGATCTATTAACTCACAGTTTGGAGAATAGCTTTTTATATAAGATGCTTCAAAAGGCATATTAAACATAGACCACCAAGCTAAAGAATCAAAGTGCGGAAGACTGTCTGTAACTTCTTTTATAAATTCCAATCGTGCTTCCTCAGTTTGAGGGAATACTCCTGCATTATTATATATCTCTTCAACAACAGTCGGCATCCATTGTACTGGTTGCTTATTCTGCTTGTACATATAGTAATTGTATATACACATTAATTCACAATTACCTATTTTACCAACTGCAAATGGTTTATTATTTTTAAATTGTTCACTAAGGTAAAATGAACTATAAACAAACTCTTTTTTAGTAAATTGCATTTTAATTTAAAATGTTATTAACAACAGATATAACCTTATCTAATTTTTTTGTTGTTATTGTATGATTATTTGGTACATACAAGCCATTTTTTGAAACAGTATCAGCATTTGGCAAACTACACTTACCGTAACGATTGATCCAAAAAGGTTGTAGCCCGATAGATCCACAAATTAACGGTCTACACTCTATATTATTTTCCTTAAGAGCTTTAACTAATTCGTTTTTACGAGGGGTTATAATAGGGTAACAAAAATTAGATACAAAAGATTGTTTTAAAGGATTAACTTTCCAGAAAGGGTTATTAATATTTTTTTGATAATAAAGATAATTTTTGTTTCTCTGTTCTACGATATAATTAACTTTTTTCATTTGTATGAGACCGATCTTAGCTTGTAAGTCTGTAGACCTCATATTATATCCCGGGTAGTAAAACGTATATAATGCACTAAAGTCATCTACATTATATTTCTTTCGTAATTTTTTTTGTGTTGTTTGCTGTAAATCTCTATCCCAACCATGCGAGCGTACCGACACCATAATATCTCTTAAATTTGAATCGTTGGTACATACCATACCACCTTCAATAGTAGAAAAATGATGACCGTAAAAAAATGAAAAAGTACTAAAATCACCGTATGTGCCTAACTTTTTGTTATTAAAAGAAGAGCCAAATGATTCACAAGTATCTTCAATTAAAAAAACATTGTACTGTTTACATAATTTTTTTATTTTAGTAATATCACTGCATGAAAAACCTAAAACATGTACTAATATTAACATACCCGGATTATGTTTTTTAAACAATACCTCTAAACTATTAATATCGAGTCCAAGGTCATCCATATTGCAGTCACACATTATAGGTTCAAGACCTAATTGAATAGCAGGTGCAACAGTAGTTGCCCAGGAAATTGCTGGTACGATTATTTTTTTATTTTTTAGTCTGCTATCAAGCATTAGACTATACATTGCTAATAAATTAGCAGATGATCCTGAATTAACAAATACAGCATACTTTACACCTAACCATTTTGCAAATACATCTTCAAACTCTAACGTTCTATCTTTCTTTGTAAGAATAGGGTTTGTTTTTAACCATTTAATAAGTTCGTTAATATCTTGTTTGTTGATAGTATCCTCAACAAGTTTTACGTGTATATTATTTTTTAATTTTTTTGATGTCATCTATAGTATCCTCAAGTAAAGTAGTGTATTTATTATCTGTTTTATAAAAAAACAAATTAGTATGTCTGGGTTTAATTAGTATATCTTCTTGTAAATAATCTTCTACTTTCATATTGAAAGTATCATACAACTTACTAACAAACTCTCTTATGTTAACAGCATTACCTGACCCTATAAGATCATCTTTTTCAGATGTAAAAGATTTATTTAAGATAAAATTAGGGTGTATAAGATCTCTAGAAAAATCTAAACTACCTGTTTGTATTTTAACGTTATTAATAATACTGTTAAAGATTTTAGAAAATAAAAATCCTTCTGTTCGGTAAGGTGTATTAAAATTAAAAGGATGTAATAGTATTATATTGGTAGCATCATTCTTTTTTCTAAACTCATTTACCGCCTCTAATAACATATGTTTAGAAATTACATATGGAGTAGGGTTATATGAGATTGGTGAATCTATAGATACAGCACCTTCTAGCTTGTTCCATAATTCACATGTACCGTATAAATAAAATTTAGTTTTTTTATTATATAAATTCTCTAATAACTTTATTGTTAAATTAACATTAATATCTATGAAATCTTTTTCAGTTAAATTTAAAAATGTTCTTTGTTCACAAAAGAAAAAAAACACGTTATCGTACTGACTAACGTCTGTTATGCTTATATTTCTTGATGAAATAAAAGTTGTATTACTTACTGGAAAATATCTAGCAAGCTGAGAATTATTACCTACGACTAAATTAGTTTTTAAATCCATTGTAAAGCTTTACAGAGTCTTCTACTAAGGATTTATTATTAACAATAGCGTTATCAATCATTCTATTAACAGCTTGTACATATTTTGGCCTTTTTTGTTTAAAGCAAATATCAATCTTACGTTTCAGGTTAGCTATTTCCTCATCTATTGTAGAGGCTGATATAGCGTCTTCAAGGTACCACATTCTGCAGTGAAGAATGCAAAGTTTTTCAATAACTTCACCGATATTATCGGTTTCAATTAAATCATCGGGTAATTCTACCTGTTTGTTTTTATCTAGAAGTTCTTTTGTCTTATTAGCTATAAGAGTATCAATTGATGAGCCTATCATAATACTATTATTATATAACTTTAAACTAAATCAACCTATTTTATTTTCCCTATCTAATTGAAACTGAATACCGGTTTTTAAACTTTGTAATACGTTATTAAGATCAGCTGTTCCTTCGAAGAACCATCTTTCTGAAGGAAGATATCCCCAGAATATTTGCAATATTCCATTTTCTTTACCGTAACCAAAATTTGAGTCTCCTAAACCAATAAATGTTGTGTTGGTGTTTTTAAGGTTTTGCTTAGTATCTGCAAAACAAAACGGCCCTGAGCCTCTGCCGACGATTACTTTAGCAGATAGACTAAGATAACCTACTTCATTTAAATTAAGATTATCAACGTAGGACACATTAGGTTGTTTAAAAACATAATCATTAAGTTTATTAGTTACTAAGAATATTTCGTCTTTATATATTTGAGCTAACTCATCTATAAGCGGTGTAAAGTCATAATTAGGGGCTTGATTACTAAAAACAAAATTATTACAAATAAGTATAGGTCTTTTATCAAGAGTAAATTTGCTCGGATTAAAATCTTTTAATTTATCAAAATCTATTTCAGCTAAGTAAAATTCTTTATCAGTATTTAATTTAAGATTTAAATTAAATTCAGTATTAATATCATTAATAATACTTTCAAACATTTGATAAGAAGTCTCTAAGCCGATATAACCAACTTTTTTATAAAAAAAACAATCCTTTTGACCTACCCAAGTATTTATAAATAATTTATTGTCAGATACTGCGTAAGAGATACTCATGTCAGGCACCCCAGGAAATGTTTCTATGGGTACATGTTCACATAAATCTTCTAATGTATACGGTTTATTTTTATGTGCATACTTAAACGTATATTTATTTTCTAATTGACTAATTATATCTCTGCAAAAATTTCTCGAATAATGCAAATCACCGTTATGCCAATGATTAAAAAATACTATTTCGTTAAATGTACTCATGTGTTATAGATAAGATAACTACCGCATTTATCTTCTGTTGTAAATGTAACATTTAAATTAAACTCAGCTACAAACTCATCTACTGCCTTCATAACCGTAGCAAATCTTTCACAGTAATCATGTCCTGCTATAATCCCGTTTTTCTTAACTTTATTTTTAGCTAATAACAAATCAGATTTACATCCTTCATAACCGTGATCACCATCAATATAAATAAAATCTAAATAGTTATCAGGTAAAGAATTTAAAAAATCATTACTCTTACCTCTATATAATTGTACGTTATCTATATTTTTGTATTTTTCTAAAAGTGTTGTATATACATGATCTAAATTAACATGTCTCATATTTTCACCGTTTTTATCTCCTGAATCAGCCTTACCGGTAAATAAATCGACGAGGTAGTATCCTTTAGGTTTGACTACATCAATAATATATTCGCTAAACGCTCCTTCAAAAACTCCTATTTCAGCTCCAATAGTATTTTTAGGTATTAATTGTATTATTTCTTCTCTTGTTTTCATATAAGATTATTCCTGTTTAAAATTTCTTTAATTAAATTTACATTTTTACCTTGATAAACACCTCCAAAAAAATGTGCTATAGTAGCTGCATTTAATAATGTACCATTATTATCTCCTTTTATTTCGCTATGCTCACCGTAGAGATGTACTAGATTAGTGAAAGAGGGTATTAATAAATTTTTACTTATAAAGAATTCATTAAATAATGACTGATCAAGTAATGCTTTTGTTTTATTTAGTTCTATATATTCTAAAAATAAACTAAAAATTGAAATGAGTTTTTTATTAAAACCTATAGTACCTGCATTATAAGCTACTGGGTTACCAGGGTAAATAATATTATCAAATCTATGATATTCTCCACAACTATTAAAATTATCGTATTCCTTTACACCGTGTACTTTATCTTTATCACTATCAATAATATCAAATAACTGTTGTACATTTTTTATCGCAATTGCATCAGTATCTAAGTATAAAAAATTTTCATACTCGTCTCTTTTATCCCACTTACAAATTAAGTACTTTGCTGAATATCTATAATCAAAGTTATCAATAACGTAAGTATGCGTCGGTTTAACATCGTTAAATACTACATCGTTAGAAACTATACAGCATGTATCTACATTAGGAGCAAGATGTTGTACTCTTTCAATATTAAATTGAGCTATATCTTTATATTGATTGTTACAAATATAATAAATTAAATTTTTCATATTTACAGTATACTAAAAGTACTAGCGTAACTACCTTGCTGAGAACCTTGATAAGTTTTAGGATCTGTAACCCAGTACACGTTAAATTTGTTTAATGCTTGAATATAATTCAACTCCCAATCAATAGCACCAAAAAACGGTAATGCTGTATCAATAATTTTTTTTAAAGCTTCTCTTTTTATAATATAAGAGTCACTGCAACGGCTATGATATTGAGGATGTATATCTAATATTTTATTAGTATGATACGGTAAGCGTAAATCGCACCCGGAGCCAATATAACATATATCGTAATCTTCAGGTAATGTATTTGTATATGTTTGTAAAGATTCTAAAAAGTTAGGTTTAAACATTACATCATCTTCTAGAATAAGTACATGTTGATAATCAGTATTATTAATAATATGTTCATATGTTTTAAAATGCTCAAGCGTCACGGCTCGATATGCGCGACCTTTTTCTCCCCATTCTAGAGGCATACCTATTTCTACAATTTTACCATACTGAGTTGTAATTGCATTTTTCTTTAATCTATTTTCCTCCGTTTGATTGAAGTACATATCACTTAATACTTCAGGTGATTCTCGATTATATTGTGCTCTAAATTCGTAAGGAATATTTAAAATAGGTAAATATTGTTCTAAATATTTTTTACGTTCTACTTCTTTATAGTAATGTATAATATAAATGTAATCAATTGTCATAACGTTTACTATATTCTTCCCATTCTGTATAAAGCCTAGGCGCGGAAGCTGCAAAATGTCTATTAATAACTTTATCTTTAGTTGTTCTTACAATATCGTAATAATTTGGTTTGCCATTATCTCCTGTTTCTTCTACTAGATGTGTGGTATTCCATTCTGGACCTAATAACTCAACATTTTGTAGTAATTCCTCAACTGTAAAAATTGTATGATCTGTTTTATAAGAGTGAAATCCGTAATCAGGCATTTCTAAAAATGAAACAGAACTATGCGGCTTTATACCTGCTACATGATAATAAGCTTGTTGATCATTATAATAAAACGGTAAGTTGACTTTAGCGTCTTCATTATACAATAGGTAATCTTTTAAATTATCGTACCTTTCTTGAGATAGTATACTACTAATTAATTTTTTAGTAAAATCATTTATTTTTAAAGAAAAAATACCTGTGCAGTGAGTGTTACCACTGTCTATAGCATAGCTATAACTTTTATTAGTTTGTAGTAAAACTTTTGGCTGTACTATATAAACATCAGTGTCAGTATAATTTACTATATCATCGTCTTTTAAAAGATTTTCTTTTATACAGCTATCTATTACATACCATCTTGCAAATTGATAGTTAATTACACTATAGCTAGGTATTTGTTTAAAAATTGATGGTAATTGAAAATTATCTAAATTTACGTCAAGATGTTTAAACCCATGTAATTTACAGAATTCTTGTATTCTAGGTTTAGAGTATTGATAAAATAATTTATATTTTTCAGATTCTTTAGGAAAGAATGCACATGTTAAAAAATATTTTTTCATGTTAAGGGGTATAGAGCATCGTATTCTTGAAATCTCCAAGGTTGAGTACCACCGGCAAAATGTCTAAAAATAGCTTTTTCCCTTGTAGAATGGACAATATCATAAGCACATCTCTTACCATTTTCCATAGTTTCATCAATTAAGTGTGTAACATTCCACTCTGTAGGTAGTACTTCTACATTTTCTTTTAATTCCTCTAATGTAAAAATTGTATGCTCGGTAGGATACGAATGAAAACCAAGATTTTCTAATTCGTAAAATGACTTCCAACTATGCGGCTTTATACCTGCACAGGTATAGTACATTTGTTGATCAGCAATAAACCATTTACCATGTTTATTGTCATGCTCATTAAAAAATACATGATCTCTCACCTTAAGCCAACGCTCGCGAGATATAATATTGTCTATAAGGGTTCTTGTAAAGGGAGATATTTTTAATACGAAGAAACCAAAACAGTGAGTATTACCAGAATCGATTGCGTAGGTAAAAGATTTTTCTGGTATAAAAAATTGATTTATTTCTTTAATAAAAATATCTGCGTCAATATTATATACTATATCTCCGTCCTTTAATGTACCTGCATCTAGAAGTTTCTTAAAAAGTAACCACCTATTAAAATGTAGATTATCTTTAATACCTATTTCAGGATGAATTGTTTCAATATTAAAATTAAATTTATTGAGCTCAACAAATTTAAGACCATGTAAATCAGCGTATTTTTGAAATCTTGGCTTAGCGTATGTGTTATATAGATATTCCCTTTCTCCTTCGTAAAAAGAAAAAGTTGTTAGGTATTTTTTCATATTAAATTTGTAATAATATCTTTATAAGAAAGAAAATCGGATTTTTGATTAGACCTTTTTAAGATATTTTCGTAGTTATTATACAGTAGTTCTTCATTTAAGCAACTCCAATCATCAATAAACAATATCGGGCTATCCTTAAAATTAACCATCGGTATACTCTTTAAAACAATAGGTATAGTTTTTACATACATTGACTCCCATACACGATGACAATCTACACTATTACCTGGAGGAGAAATTACGTACTTATATGAGCTTAGCTTACGAATATAATCTTCAAATGAAAGTTTTTGAGTTTCAAAATCAATAAAGGTTAATTTTCTAAGATTTGATAGTGCGTATGATCTATCTTTTAAATTTGTGTTAATATCAAAATTACAGTAAACAAAATTTTTCTTTTCGTTATTTTCATTAACTACTTTTAAAATAACATCTTTATCTCCGTGCGGCCAACATTCGTTAGCCATACCAATCGGTATTGGTTGTAATTTGTTATGTATTATATGACAGTTCATTCCAAACCATTTTACTAAAAACGGATTGTTTAAAATTATATTATATTCTTCAGTTACAGGTATATCAGAATCGTGAGTAATAAGAATAAAATTATAATTTATAAGCGGTAAAACAGCTGTTATAAATTCTTTTAAAAAGTCAGGCTTTATAAAGAATATATTACGTTCGGGTGTTAGTTTAATATCTACTGTATATCTAGACATACAGTTATTAGATAAACTTAAAAATTTATCAGGGGTTATTATATTATCTTTAAGCATTTAAGAATCCCTCGATAGCTTTTTTATTATGTACGTGTAAGTTAAAAATAGGTATTTGTTTATTATTATGTATAATAAAAGGAATTTTATCAAATTTTACATCTATTCTTTTAGATAATAATTCGTGACCTACATAATGGTGTGAGTCTTTAAACCCTGGAGGATGTCCGTTGTTAGTACCTCCTAAGTACTGACCATATGAAGTAGGATCAAATACGTATTGAAGAGAATCAAAGTTATGAGAGTTTGAACCTGAAGGTAAGCAAGGAAGCATTCTGTAATGCTTACTACCGCTTCTATAAATGAGATCTAAGAATGCCATATCGGTAAGATATCCGGCGTACTGACCTACATAAGGTGCTAGTAGTTGTTCTCCTTTTTCAAAAAGTTTTATATGTAAACGAAGTAATTTATCTGCAGCATCTTTATCTTTTATAAAAATAAAAGAAGGAGCAGAAGAATAAGGAGCCTCATTACTATAACCAAATTCCCCTTCTTTAAATGTATTGCTTAATATATTAACATTATCTGCAAAAATAATATTATCAGCTTCTACATGAGTTACATTTTTAAGATTATTATTTCTTACGTACAAACAAAGTAATATAACTCTTACTGTTGTGTTATACCAAAAGGGATTCTTTTTATATCTTTCCCACTTTTTATTAAAAATATTATCAACAGTTTTAAAGTCAGAATCTTCAGTTAATAATTTAATATCATTATTATTTGTTATAAAATGAGACGAATTAAACTTTTGTTTATTGTGATTATATGTCTTAGTATAATACTCTGGTAGCTCATCATAAGCATAGTGAGTTACTTCTCTATCTTTACTATCCGTAAACTTACTATTTAAAAATACATATACTAAATTATTTTCTTCCATATATTGTACCTCTATGATGTAAGAATACTCTTTGATAAGGATTGTTGTTTGGTCTCAATCCGTCTCCAGCTTCTGAAGGTTCTGGAAAAAGCTTTATCTTATGTTTTATAGCTAATAAAGATGCAATAGCTTGATCATGTCTATGATCAACAAACTCAGGAAAATTATCTCCTAATGTACTAGGTTCGTCAGTAATAATTCTATTATCTGCTGCGTATTTGCAGTACTCTTCTAAGAAGGCTATTGTTTTATCATTCTTTTGATATAGTTGATAAGCTGCGTCTATTTGTGGACCGTAATGATACTCTTTTGTATCACAGTTCATTAAAGCAAACGTATCTTTCTTACACCACATATAATTTTGCCATATTTGACCTTGAGGGTGACCGCTACGATTTTCAAATAATAAAAACCCGTTGTTGTTTTTACATATTTCAAATAATGGAGTAAGGTCTCCTACAATATCACTACCGCTATCTACGTAAAACACAAAATCTCCTTCATTAACACTCTGTAGGGTTTTTAAAATAATAAACGGTTTCCAAAACCAAAAACCTACCCCTCTTCTGTACTGAGCTACTTTAGGATATTTACGATAAAGGTTAATAATAAAATCACTATTTTCATCAAAGTCCGCAACTCCATTAAAATAATTTTTTGCTTGTTCATTAAGTCTCAATTGAGACATTTTAAGGGCATAGCTATGACCCGCGAAAGATGTTAGTATTTTTTTCATAATTTAAAATGCTGCTTTTCTATTTCTACCTCATTATCAAAAGGTAAGTACCATAATATATTATTGTGAGTCGGTCTTTTTAGCAATACACTTTGTACATAAGAAAACCATCTTTGAGGTAGTTGATCTTTATCCTCGATAAACGTTTTTTCGTTATATGTATTACCAGGCTCTCCTTCCATAGATGTACTTTTATGATCTAAATGAAAGATTACAGCGGGTGGTTTATTAAGTGTTAAGCTTTTACCATATAAATGACATTTAGTATAAAAGTAAGTATCCCAATAAGCTCTACTTAAAAGCATCGGTTTAAACTTGTCTTTATTTTGCTTCCACCAACTGCTTTTAATAGCAAATCCATCAAACCCATGAACACTTAATGATTCTGGTACACTATCTCTATCATCAATCGAATCTAATTTTGTAAAATGTAACTTACTAGCAGGAAAACAATCATATTCAGGGTTACTTAGTATAGCTTTAATATAACGATTAGAAATAATAATATCATTATTAACAAACAAAAAGTAATCAGCATCAATTTCTGCTAAATGGTCAAAAATTTCATTAACAAACGGTATTTTTTTATCTGTTATATTTACCGGTATTTGTTTAAGACAATGTATATTTTTAAATCCTTTAAGATTAGCAAACGTTTCATCTTTAAAAGTAATATTTACAATTTCAACATTATTAGGAAATATTTTTACTATTTTATGTAGTGCATCTACGCACATTTGTTCTCTATTATTGAGATCAGATTCCTTTTTAAAATTGTTTATACCAATTACTATCTTCATTTTCCGTAATTTTTTCCTCTCATGATGAGACGTTGTAAAGCCTTTTCTTTAGATATATCAGGTATTTCTCCTACAAAAGTTCCATGTTTAGCAACAAACAGCCTCCACTGCTCTTCTATTCGTTGAGCTCTAGAACCATCTGGTCTTTCTCCTTGTAAGCGACTTACAGCTACAGGGTTATTACAAACTAATTCATCTGATCCAGTAACGTCAGCAAACCACCAAAAAGGAGCAGCATGACCTTGTTGAGACTCTCTGTATGCCATATCAATATCAAATGGATCTCTAAATTGCGTATCATACAATCCGGTATCTTCAAAAGCAGTGTAATGATGATACGTAAATTCATTACACATATTTTTATAAAATGAAATACTAACTTCAGGTGTATATTCAATAGTTAATCGAGGTGTTCTATTACCTGGCTCTCCTGACTCCCAGGACGTACTAACATAAGAAAAATACTTTAAACCGGAAGCTTCAGATGCTTTAATATATTTTTCAAAAATACTAGGATCTTTAATAATCATATCGTCCTCAATAAGGAAAATATGCTCACATCCTCTATTCATTAAAAAATTAATAGCATCATTTCTACAAACAGCAGGATAGTAATTAATATTATGCTGTATCCATCCACACTCATACTTTCCTTCGTATTTGTTCCCTCCGTTAACAACAACAAGCTCATCAAAACGTGCACAAGAACTTTGTAAACTATTCCATAAATCCTTAAAATAGTTTTCTGAGTTATATGTTACAATACCTACGCCTATTTTATTTTTTTCCATACTTCTTTTTAATTTGTTTGATAATATCAATAGTTTGCTCTTTAGTCCAAAACACATCTGTAGGACCTGTAACATTTATTTTAGACTTTTCTGCAAATCTTGCTACTGCTTTTTGAAAATTAGCTATCCATTTTCCGTCCCGTCTAATTTCACTACCGGAATGATTTTTATCTAACTCTTCAATATATTTGTTACTGTTAGCAATATCAGCAAACCATCTAAAGGGTGATGTCATACCCGCCTGAGATATAAAGAAAGTATGATCAACGTGTTCCATAGCGTTATAGTACTCTTCATCCATTAGTCCTACAGCCTCTAAGCACTCCTTAGTATAGAAGCTAAAAGCGCCATAAACATTAGGGTAAAAACAAACTGCTATATCCTTACTATATTCTACTCTCAGTCTTTCAGCAGGAGCTCCATTAGGTAAGTAATTATCATTACCGTGAAAAGCAAAGTTAAAATGCTGAATGCCTGATATCTTAGATGCTTCTATATATTTGTTAAATACTTCTTTATCTTTAATAACAATATCATCTTCTAATAAGAAGATAGAATCACATTTCTTTTCAAGTAAATGTCTAAGAGCTAAATTTTTAGATTTACCTACCCCTAGGTTTACTTTGTTATCTATCCACTCTCCCTGACTTAAATCAAAATCAGTAATTGGTCTACCATCATTAACTACAACAAGTTCATCAATTATACTCTCACACTGTACAAGAGATACGAGTAAACGACGGAGATACTCAGGTCTATTGCAAGTTATAATACCTATTCCAATTTTATTGTTCATGTATTACCAAAGATAGTTTATAGAGATCTAAACATTTATCTAGGATCTCCTTTTTATTTACTTGTGTATCTAATAAATCAACAAACTCCTGAAGAGCTGTTTCAACATCAATACTAAAATTATCTACGTCAGTAGCTGATAGCTGGACGTTTTCAAAAATATTATAATTTGTTCTAACGTGAAGCGGTTTAAACTGATTAAACTTTGTTAATAGTAAATCAACAGCTTGAGTATTAATATTTTTATCAATACTAAAATCTACAAAGTTATTAGATAATATAGGGGATAGATCTTCAAGCTTAACTCTACCTTCTGTTAAATCAGAAATATTAATTTTAACATGTTTAGGTGTTACAGTATTTTCAATTAACTCTACCTCAAGAGTATCGGTATTTAAAATTGATACACCTTTAGCGTGATCTCTATCTCCGAAATCTAATTCATAAGGAGAACCTAGATAAAGAATACTTCCGCCTTCAGGATACGTTCTATGCTCTCTATAATGAAAGTGACCAGAAATAACAAATTTACTCTTATCGAGTAATTGTACGGTTTTCATTCCGTGATCGCAAATCTTATGCTGATTCATTCTAAAGTGAGTAATCTCAAAATGACCAACAATAATATCACTTTTAGGTATCTTGTCTATTGTTACTCCCCACGGACAAAACGTCCAAGTCTTACCATCAATAATACAAGTTCTTAATTCTTGAAATACAGTTATATTTTTATAACCGTTGAGTATAGAAATAGAATTTACATCTGATTTATCCTTGTAGTAACAATCGTGATTACCTGTTATAGCTACAATATTATAATTTTTTAATATATCAAAAAACTTATGAGCAGCATGAATAGTATTAACTCCTATTTCATGTCTGTTATGAAATATATCTCCCGCTATGACAATATCTTTTATACCTCTATCTTTTAATGTATCATCTAACCAGTGAGCAAACTTTATAGCTATTTTATGCCATGTAGATGAATCCTGATGAACACCTAAATGGATATCACTAATAAACGCTACTTTGTTACTATTAAAATTAATCATCGCTAACAACTACATTTCTTTCATCATAGTAAGAACTATTACTATCGTCTTCAAGGTGAGAATTTTTTTGATAAGGAATCTGACCTGACTCCTCTAAAAGACTATATACTTCATTTTGATATCGATGAATAGTATCATGTTCTTTCTTTTCTTTTTTAATTCTATTTTGAAATGCTCTATATGCTACTTTTGTAAAATAAGAAAATGGATTATACCCACTATCACACTTAAACCTCTTTCTTGTTAAAGCTGTAATCATCTTAATAACAGCATCTCCAATCATTTCTGTCTTATAAGAGTAGTTAATAAAGTTTTGAGCGTAGCCTAGGCGAGTTCCAATTTTTTGAATCATATCAGCTAATTCATCATTTAGGTCTCCTGTCTCATAATACTTTTTAATACATACTTCCATGTAAATAGGGTCTACATAGTTAGGTTTTAACTCTTCTTTAGTTCGTCGAACTCTTTTGGTTGATCTCGGTTTAGGTAGAGCTTCGTCTAATACGGCTGATAAATCATCCATAAAAAATTCTTCATTTTTTGTTTTTTTGTTGGCCATAAAGTATTAGATATAATATAGTGTTTTAATTTTAAATCAACTCTGTGTTATTTCAGTAACACTATAAGGTATTTGCTCTTCATTATATAAATCAATACGTTCAGCTAAGTGGGCATTACCGTAACGTAGATTATCACCAATATCAAAAATTGTAGCACGCTTTTTACTAGCATGCTTACGCAAACTTCTACCTATAGACTGAATAATCTTAATTTTAGCTTTACCTATAGAAGCAAAAACAATATTATGAAGATTTTTAATGTTAATACCTGTACTGAAAATCTTAGATATAGCTACACATATTACATCATCTTCTTCTTCCATTAATCTACGAATGTTTTCTCTTTCTTCTATTTCTATATCTCCGTGTACAAAATATACTTTCTTTTTTGTATTTTTTGTAAGGGTTAATAAAAGTATCTCGCCGTGAATGATTCTGTCAACCATAATGAGTGTATTCTTATCTACACCATTTACAATTTTTGTTATTAAATTATTTCTAAATTCACTATTTTGTAAAAAATGTATTTCTTCTTCGTACCCTGCAGTTGGATTTGTAGCACTCGGTCTAGTAAATGTAGGTAGATCCCAATAGTTAACTTTTAATATAGCTACGTGAACTTGAGATATATAATTTTGATCTCTAAGATCAATTGATTGTTTTTTATAAATTATTTTTCCTAACTTACCTATAATATTCCATTCATCAATTTTAGTATCTGGCATTGTACCTGTAAGACCAAAACGATACTTAGCTGTTATTTGGTCTATAATTTTATTAACTTTATTTCCGTGCTTGAGTTTATGTACTTCATCTACAATTAATAGTTTAATATCTTTGAGTAAAGAAAGATCTTGCTTTTCGGATTGAAGAATTTGAATATTAGCTATTACTATAGAAGCATTTGAATCAGGTTCATAACTACCTGTCCATTTAGTTATCTCGTTTTCAGGTATTCCATATTCAATAAAATCAGAATAAGATTGAGTAACCAATTGAATGTCAGGTACTAGAATTAATGTTTTTAAGTTATCTTGCTGTTGTTGTATAGACCTAACAATAGTAGCCATTACAAATGTTTTACCAGCTGAAGTGGGTAAGATTATTATTCCGCTTTTATTTTTTAAAGCTGCTTTAACTGTTTCGTATTGATAATCTCTTAAAGACATCCCTAACGTAACTATATCTTTATCCTCATCCCATAAATGAGGGGAATATATAAACTCTTTAAATTTGTCCGTTACCTCTACTTTAAGAGGTATTTCTAAAGAATGTAAATACTCTAAAATTGTATGAGCTAGTCTAGGTTCAAATCTTCCTTGAGGGGTAATTGCATACTGTCTAGCAGAAGGTCTATAACCAACAGTAAATCTTCTTTTAAAGTTTTGATTTTTATCCTCTACAGAAAAATATTCACGAATATTAGAAAGATAATCTGTTATAAGAATACCTTTCTTTCTTCCTGAATCATAATCTATAGTTACTTTCATTAAGTTGTTTCAAGCTTTACAATTTCAATTAAATTTTTGATATCATAACTTATACTTCTAAAGTTTGATTCAATTTTAGAAAGATATTCTACTAACATTTCATTTTCAGCTATCATATCATCTATCTTTTGAACTGTAGGATGATTATCAGCTGCTATCTCTCTAGTTCGATTACTAGCACCTATAGGTAATTCTGCTTGAATACGATCTGCTATTTTCTCAACTGCTTGTTTACGAAGTTTTTTGAGTTTATTAATTTCCTGTTTATGAAACATTAAGCGTCCTACCCAGTAATGACGAGCCCCCGGCAAATCCATCTGAATTTGCTTCATGTTGAACTCGTCCACGGCTACATACTTCTTAATTTCTTCGTTATACCTTTCAAAGAGGGATTCTTTATTTTCTTCAGGGCTTACAGACATAAGCCCATTTTAACAGATTATTGCAATAAAGCAACTTAAATAATAATGTGATTAATTTAGAATACATTGTTGAAGAGATATTGGCAGAGAATGCTAATGTTGCTGGAGGTGCAGGTAGTGTTCTAGGTCCAGGAGTAACATCCACAGAAACACCTTTTTCCGGAGACAACTATGCTAAAGGAGATGCTAGAATTCCTAAAGTATTAGGCGGAATAATAAGACGTAACTTACCTAAGGATTCTCTTTACTCTGGGAAAGTTAAAAGCAAACGTCGTAAGCGTAAACATAGAAGAAAGCGTTAATGGATACCGGTCATTGGGTCTTAAACGAGGGAATTGAATTTTCGGAGGAAATTTTCGGTTTCATTTATTTGATAACAAACCTTACTAACAATAAAAAGTATATAGGTAAGAAACAATGTATATCAAAATTTAAGCGTAAACCGTTAAAAGGTAAAAAGAACAAGCGAATTGAATATAAAGAATCTGACTGGAAAGTTTATACAAGTTCCTCAGTTGATTTAAATAATGATATAATTAAAATTGGAAAAGAGAATTTTAGATTTGAGATTCTAAGAACCTGCGGTTCTAAGTGGGAACTGGCATACGAAGAAGCCAAAGAACAGATAGGTAGAGAAGTTTTATTAAAAAATGACTATTATAATGGAATTTTAAACCTTCGCATAGGCCGTCCACCTAAAAGTGTATTAAATAATAAATCAGCAATATGTTAAATGAAGCTAAAACAACAGGTATAAGTAGATGTCTTTATTGTCAATCGACAAGCTACGGTAAGGGTTGTAGGTATGCTCCTAAGGGAGTACACTTTCATCCTGACAATCCTACTAAGTGTTCTTATTGCGGCTCTACTAATTTCGGTACAGGTTGTAAGTTTAATCCTTTTAGTAACGTACATGTTCATGGAATAGACTACAACAGTATGTTTAAAGAATCTATGCAAAACAGCGCATTATTACATTTATTAAATAAAAAAATTACTGATTTTGAAGCTTATAAACTCGGTATCATTGATGAAAGTGGTAATAAGATTAAAGTTACTTTAACTGAATTTGAAAAATCTGCGTATTCCCCTACTACCAGAACAATTTTAAAAATTAAAAAGTACTTAGGATCTAAGCTCGATTTAATAAAACATACAATAGTGCTTGAAAGCTCAGACAAAATAAACTATAATAAGGAAAATTACAAACAAGTATTAATGTATGAGGAAAAATTTAACGATATCTTAGAACAATTACATATTGTTACTGATAATGCGTTAAAAGATGGTCTCTCTATAGAACAAATAGAAACAATAATTCAAAAATGAAATATGTAGAATTCAATAGTAGCAGAGTTTGCGCTATTGACTTTCAGCCATTACTGGTTGAAGCTATCAAAGAGACAATTAGTATTTGTAAAAAATATGGTATACCTCTTAATTCTGTTGATGTTAAAAAATTCTTTTATCATTATTGTTTAGAAAAATTTTGCTCTGTATATCAAAAATGCCCGAGTAAATATCCTAAAGCTTTAGTTGTATATGACATACCTAAAGGTATACCTTTTTCTAATAAAAATTTAGAGAGTGTACTAAGAGTATTACCTCTACCTTGGTGTAAATGTAATTCATTTAATTCTCCAGATGTTGAATTAGCTGTAATTAGTGCAATAAACAAAACTAAATCAGTAGGTAAGAGAATAGACAACTTTGCAAGTAAGAATCAGTTACATAGTTTTATAAAAAACTTTAAAAAAACTAAACATTTCTCATCAGGATCAGTTGATTTTAACAGTGATGGGGCATAAATTGATTAAAAGCCTTTACGGCCCCTTACAAATGTGCTCTAAAAGAGCTTAAATACTTTATATGTCTAAGTTCGAAAACCTTTTAAATACTCTCTGGGAAGATTACAATCAACCCTCTCAGCCTACTCCTCCTACAGGTACTAACCCTGCTGCAGGTAATTCTACTTTAGCTCCTTCTCCCTCTCCTACAGGTGCTAACCCTACTACTGCTTCTACTACTGCTTCTCCTGGAACACCTAATAGTATTAACAATCAGCAAAATAAGTCTCAACCTAATCTTACTCAATCTATTGTTGATCCTAATCACAATGCTATTAAAGCTATAGCTGGTATTACCGATCCTAACAAGCTTGCGCAATTCTTAAAAGATCCTAAGAATGGAGTACAATTAGTAGCTACTACTAACAAGTAATATGGAAAAGCAGGTAGTAAATCTTTTAAAGTTACAAAACCAGTTAAGAATTTGTCACTGGCAGGCTAATCTTTACGGAGAGCATAAAGCTCTAGGAAAAGCTTACGAAGCCCTTGACGGCTTAATTGATGATGTTGTTGAAGTACATCAAGGTAAGTATGGCAAGATAATTTATAATGCTCCTGTAGACCTTGGTTTAGTTAATAAACAAGATATAGATATACCTGCTATATTAGAAGAATTTACAGATTATCTTGTAACCGGTTATACTGAAGGTCTTGATCCTGTTAAAGATTCAGATTGTCTCAATATTAGAGATGAGATAATGGCGGTTGTTAATAGATTAAAATACCTTCTTACTCTTAAGTAATAGGGTAATGCACAAGTCATCTTTTAGTAGTTACTTTAAAACATCTTATCTCTTAAGTGAAGGAGGTAATGTATTTGAAGCTTCTTCCCCAATTAAAAAGGAAGATATAGTTCCTACAATGAAGGAGTTCTTTAAGCAGTTTGAAACTGTATTTCCTGCAGCAAGACTTCACTTTGAAGGTATTCGTACTTTAGGCTCAGTAGGTAAAAAAGAAGTATCAGGAGATATTGATTTAGCGCTTTCAGAAGATTCATTTAAAAATATTAATGATTGGGGTCTTGATAAGGATAGAGTAGATGAGTTGTTTAATATTTTTAAGAAAAAAGCTAAAACAGCTACAGAAGAACAACTAACAAAACGTGCTGTTATTGTAGCTATAGCAGAGAAATTAGTAGCTTCAGATACCGATATTGTCACTGATGTTAAAGGTAGTTCGGCTGGAGCTTTATTTTGTCAATTTCCTCAATTTGATAGTAACGGTAATCAATTAGATAAGAGAGTTCAAATCGATATTAATGTCGGTAATGTAGATTGGCTAACATTTGCCTATCATTCAGCTACCTATCAAGGAAATGTTAAAGGGCTTCATCGTACCCAGCTTTTAGTCTCACTTTTCTCTCATAAAGGTTATACATTTTCTCATAACTACGGAGTAAAAAACAAAGAAACTCAAGAAATTGTCGCCAGTACCCCTAAACAAGCAATCGAGCTTTTAAATAAACTTTATAATATTCATTTAGATCAAAATACTGTAGGGGATTATCATACCTTAATTGACGTACTTAAACGAGATCTTAGTGAAGAGGGTCTTCACGCCGTTTATGACACCTATCTTAGAATTCTTGATAGTACAAGAGCGGATATTCCTGAAGATCTTCAGAAATATTGGATAGATAATCAAGAGAGGTTGAATTTAAAAGGTAAATTTTTGCCTGATGATTCAAATCTTGTAAAATATAAACTATGAGTGGCGTAGCAGGTGGAAATCGTATTAAAAGGGAAAATGTTCAAGCGACATTTAATGATTATACAAAACTTGTACTTAAAAAGATACCCGGTTTTATTAACGCTACTCTATCTGGCAGTATAAAAACAGGAGCTAAGGCAGATTTTGGAGATTTAGATATTATTGCTTCTTTTGAAGGTAATAATAAACAGGAAGTTAAACAACAAATTATTGATTCTATAACATCTTTACCGACCAGTCTTATTGTACCCTTTAAGAGTCCAAAATATAAAGGAAGAAGATATTATAATTCCGGTGAACTCGTATCAGTGTTGTTTCCTATAACCGGTAAACCCGGAGAGTATATTCAGGTAGATAATATTATTGCTCTGTCAGAAGAAGAGCATAATTTTAAAAACGAATTTTTAGATTTACCTGCTGAAAAACAAGGCCTTCTTATTGGTTTAGTAAAAACCGTATTACTTGAAGAAGACCCTAAAAGAGTTTTTCGTAGATTAGGTATTAATAATTTACCTCCCTTACAACAAGGAGAAGAGTATGAATTTAATTTGAGCTCAGTTAATTTATCTTTAAGAAAGGTAAAATTAGAAAACTTTAAAGAATTATCAAGGGAGATAGTTTGGAGTTCTGCAGATTGGAATCTAGTTGAACGCTTACTTCAAAATTACAATATTGACGGAACGTTTGAAGAGTTATTAAATGAAATTGCTACTAAGTTAAAAAATCCTAGATCTAAGAAACGAGTAGCAGGTATTTTTAAGGGAATGGTTAGTGTAAAATCCGGTGAAGTAGGTACACCTAAAGGTGATAATAAAGAACGTGCTATAAAGCTTGTTACCCAGCGTCTATCTGAATCTAAAGTTAAACCTCTCTTTAATAAAAACACATCATTTTCTCGTTTCTTTGCTGAATCCGAAGGAGTAGGATATAATTTAATAGTTATATTTGCCGGACGCTTTCAACCCTTTCATAAAGGTCATGCTTTTTATTACGAGAAAGCAAAACACGAATTTCCTTCAGCTAAGTTTTATATAGCTACAGCAAGTAACACAAGTAAAGATGCTCAAAAGGATCCGAGTAGGTACCCTTTTGATTTTAATGAAAAGAAACAGATTATTCATGCTTGTGGAGTACCTGTAAATGAAATCGTTGAAACTCGAATACCTTACAAACCTGTAGAAATTCTTGAACATTATAATCCTGATATAGATAAAGTAATATTCTTGGTAGGTATGAAGGATATGAAGAGTGATCCGAGATTTAATTTTAAAAATACAAGAAGCGGGGATAAGTCTTATTTTCAACCTTACAAAGATATTAATGAAATGAAACCTTTTAACGAAAAAGGTGGTCACGGATACATTTACGCTCCAGGTAATATATCTTTTGATATTGACGGTGAACAAATGGATAGTGCATCAGAATTTAGAGCACTATTTAAAACAGCAGATGAGAAAAAGCGTAAACGTATGGTTATAGAAACAATTGGTCATTTTGATCAAAATATCTATAACTTATTTGTTAATAAGCTTGGGTAAACAGTTGAACTAATCTTATATTATAGTATTATGTTTGTATGAGCACTACAAACGAAGAAAATAATAGCTCAGTAAGTTTAACTCTTGATAAAAAGAAGATTGGTCATTTAATTGAAGCTCTTCTTTTTTCTTCATCTGTCAATATTGGTGCAGAGTGGGAAGAGAAAGATTTTACTGATATGATTAATTTAGCAAAAGAATTAAAATCAGCTTGCAACGATAACGTAGAATTGGATAAAATATGCTTCTACGAAGAGCAAAACTATGAAGATAATTGGTCAAAAGAAGTTCTTACAACATTTAACAAATTAATTAAAACATTAAATTTAGAAAAAGCATGAGTGAAAAGTTACCTAACTGGCAGAGTACAAAAGTAATTGAGCTAGGGTCCTGTGCCTTTCGTCAATGGAGAGCTACTCATAGTCATTGTCAATATATTCACGGTTATCAGCTTAAAGCTAAATTTTATTTTGCAGGTAAAGAGCTAGATGATAAGAACTGGATGGTTGATTTTGGAGGCATTAAAGATCTTAGAAAGAAATTAACTGATCAATTTGATCATACCCTTTGTGTAGCTCAAGATGATCCATTACTACCTTTTTGGCAGGAGCTTAATAATCAAGGAGGTTGTCAGCTTAGAGTTATGGAAGCAGTAGGTATTGAAAAGACTGCAGAGTGGTGCTATAATGTAGCGAATGACTTTATAAAACTAGAAACCAACGGTCGTTGTTGGGTAGATATGGTTGAGGTATTTGAACACGAAAATAACTCTGCTATTTACTTTGAATAATTTATGATTAATACAGACACTGAAACATTATTTTTATCTGACGATAAAATATTTTATACTATTGAAGGAGAAGGAGAGTACGTGGGAGTGCCCTCTGTTTTTATGCGTATGTCAATGTGTAACCTTACTTGCAAGGGATTTGCATCTGAGGATTCACCTAATGTATGCTATTCATTAATTTCTTGGTCAGTGAATAACAAGATGACGTTTGATGAGATCTTTAAGTTAATGGCAGATAACAATTATATTGAACATCTTCGTAATAAAGCCATCTTGAAGCTTACAGGCGGGGAGCCTATTATTCAGGAAAAACAACTTCTTAAGTTTATTACTGCCTTTACAGTTAGATATAGTTTCTTACCTCGTATTGATTTTGAAACTAATGCTACATTAATTCCAGACGATATGTGGATAAATGCTTTTAGAGCTACTTTTACTACCTCACCGAAGCTTATCTCTAACGGTGATCCTGAAGAGAAGACTTATAAGCCAGAGGCATTAAAATGGCACGTAAAAAATAAATCTGGGTTTAAATTTGTTATTAATCGTTCAGAAGATATTGATGAAATTTGGCGTAAGTACGTTGAGGATAAGGAAGGTATTAATGTACCGTTAAACCGTATTTGGTTTATGCCTTGTTGTGGTTCTCGAGAAGAGCATGTAGAAAATGCTCCTGCTGTAGCAGAATATGCTAAGGCTATGCACGTTAATTTTAGTCCAAGATTGCAGTTGCTGATTTGGAATAAAGCTCTTAAAGTATAATATGAAGATAGCTATCGTAGGCACTCAGTGTAACGGAAAAAGTACATTTGTTGAAAAGTTTTTAGAGCTTTGGCCGATGTACAAACAACCAAGTAAGACATATAGAGATTTAATATCTGAGAAGAAGCTTAAACTTAATCAAAAAGGAGATGAAAAAAGTCAGCGTATTATTCTTAATGCTTTAATTGATGAGGTTCAGCAAGCAAGTGCTAATGATGGTGAAAATATTATTTTTGATCGCTGTGTATTAGATAATATTGTTTACAGTATTTGGCTTAACGCTAAGGGAAAGGTATCTGATAACTTTATTATAGATACAAAATTTTTAGTTCAAGAGACATTAAAAACATTTGATGTTATATTTTATCTTCCTTTAAGACCGGAGATTAAGATCGAAAAGCGTAAAGGTAGAGACATTGATCCTGTTTATCGAGAGGAAATTGATAATATCTTTGAAGCTCTAATAAAAGCTTATGAACGCGGAGACGCGGTATTCTTTCCTAGAGATGACTGCCCGGCTATTATTTCTTTAGAGGGCCCGCCTGATTTACGTGTAGAACAGGTAAAGCTTTATATACAGGAAAACGGCAGACCCTTTGGAGAAGAGACACCATCTCTAATATATACGTAAAAACTGTATAAATAATATACAGTTATGTTTGATTTTAAACAAATAGTTGAAAGTATATTATTAGAAGAAGGTTATAGCTCTTCAGGAGATACTAAAAAGGATTATGAAGTACTTAAAAATAATATTAGAACAGAATATGGTATATTGGATATAACAAAAGTTGAGAAAATAGCTTATGTAAGTGGAGGCCTTAGACTTAAAGGAGCTGATTTTAATGATTTAACAGATGCTGAGGCTGTATTTTTAAACTGTTGTGTTTTAATAAGAAAAATAGCCAATGGTGGAGCGGAAATGAAAAGCTTAAAATCTACAAAAATTGATGATATATTAAAAGCACCAGGTGTAAATGATGAAATAATAAGATTAATAGATAAGGTTAATGACGGTAAAAAGCCGTTTGAATTTGAAGATACAAACGGCTTTTCAGCAGCAATAAAGCAATTAAAAGATTTGCGTGTACTATTAGGTAATCAATTAATACAGAAAAATTACAATTCAACACTTTTAAATGCTACTGTTAATATAGTTAAAGCAAATCTTAAAAAAGATTATAGTACGTATATAATAGATATTTTTTACAATCCTGAAAAATATAAAACAGGGAGTACATTACCTAATGAATTAAGAAGTGATTTAGAAGATTTAACTTATCTATCTCTTTATACTGGTTTTTTATACGAAAAACTAACAGGTAAAAGTTTAGAAAGAGAGAGTTTATTATTACCGGCTATTTTATTTGGAGGACCTATAGCTTTAAAATTCTTAGGTATGACTAAAGACGCTCTATTTAATGCATTTAGACATCTAGCAAATGATAAAGATTATGTTAAATTTATTAGGGAAGGTAAAATAGGGGATAAAATATATACAGTAAAAACAATATTGGATTTAAAAACAAAAGAATCGGAAGCTGTAATGGAAACGTTAAAAGATTTAGCTTTTCATACAAATACAGGAGAAACTGCATCTCAAAAAATAGCTACAGGGGTAGTGAAGGGTTTAGAATCTGGTTTAGGAGGAGCTGCTAAGTGGTAGTATGAGTGATAAATTTAACACAATAGTAGAAAGTTTTTATCCTTCTACAATGAAGTTTGTTACTAGAGTTCGTTACCCTAAACAAATTCAATTTAGCGAAGAGTTTCAAACAGCTTTAAAAAAAGAATTTTCTCGTCTTCAAACTTTAAAAGAAAACGAAGTTGAAGCTCCTCAACCTATTAGGAACTACAGAGATAAGTTTTTAAAGGCTGTTAATTTTTGTATTAGAGCGCTTTAAATTTCATTCTGGCTTCAATACCAGTAAATGAATTATCTACAATAAATTTGTACGGAAGTTCGTTAATATCTAGTTGACAGCAAACTTCATTTATATCTTTGAACTTTTGTAATTCTTTAGGCCATATAAAGATTCTTTTATTCTTATCGATAAGACTTCTTATCTTCTTATCCATTTCTTTATTATCTTTATCGTTATCGTAAACGTAGATAATTTCTTGACCAAAACATTTATTTAAAAATGTTTCTTGTTTTTCTGTTAAAGTAGACCCGCCAATAGCTACTCCGTTTTTTACAAACATTGCATCAATAGGGCCTTCAAATACAAATATATAGGGTATAGACGGATCAATATTATTTTCCCCGTACAAACATTTATCTCCTAACTTAGTAAGATACTTCGGATACTCATCCCCGATTAAGCTTCTACTTTGATAAGATTCAATTTTATTATTATCAGAATAAAACGGTATAATAAGTCTATTTTTATGTACGTAATCGGAAAACGAAATATAAAAACTAGATGGACGATTAATAGCGGTAAATAATTTTCTCTTATTACAGTATTCTAATGCACGTTGTAGTATTTTATACTGAGTTGTCCCTTTATAATATTCACACTGATTACTATCTGTTAAGTCTACACTATCTTCAGGGATACTAGGTATACTGTATTCTTTCTTCTCCTCTACGGCTGATAACATTGTTACAAGGTTTATAGCGTTATCATAAGATTTAGAATCTTGTAATACTTCATGATAATTTTTACCAGTAACCTCTTGAATCCAATTTAACTCTGACCAAGAACGAGAGCAATTAAAGCAGTAAAAATATCTTTCGCTCGGAAAATAAAATAATCTACGCTTACTTCCAGCAGAGGAACCTTCATGACAAATACAGCATTCAGCGTTATAGGTACCGTGATACTTTTTGTAAACTGGGCGCTTACAAAAGCTATAGAGATTTTGAATTACGTAATCTTGAGGTAGTCCTTCCACCTCTCGATTATATACTCTTTATCGCTGATTACCAGCAGCTCCGGCGGCTATATCTCTAGAGCGCTTAGCTGAGTTAATAACAAACCCTTTAAGTATTTCAGAAAGTTCTGCAACTTGACCAGCTATACGAATAATTTCAGGAGATGTTTCTCTAGAAATACCTTGAAATAAGCTACCAGGTCGATCCATATCATTGACAAGCTTTTGAAGTGACTCGCCGTCAACACCATTTAAAGCTTCAGCGAAATCATCGAGCTTTCTAACCTGCTCTTTTAATGAACCGGCATCACCTCCACTACCACCAACTGGTGCTGGTTCAACATCATAGTTTTGAGGAAGAGGGGTACCTTCAGGGTGATCGGCAGCCGTTTCAACGGAACTATCATCGTGAGTTATACGATCTTCAGGTGCGGTTTCATCGTGTCCGTGAATATAATCATCAGCTTCAGTTAAAAAAACTTGATTAAAGAGTAAGTCGAATTTCATAAGTGTTTAGTATAATATATTTATGTGAATATGTTGTATTTCTTTAATATAATTACGTTAATCGTAACTATTCTCATTATATGGTTTAAAACAGATGCTTTTATTGATTATTGTAAGCTTTTCAATGTATTTAAACAACTTGTTAAAAACTACAACTACGGTACTAGTATGAGCTTTCCGCAGTATTTGTACGTTACCTACAAGAATAGTATACCCAATAGGTTTAAACTATTCTTACTTAAACTAGTAACCTGCCCGATATGTTTAACACTATGGTTAAGTATACTATCTGGCATTTTATTTGGCTGCTTCCTCAGTATTCCTCTTCTTTATATCAGCAGCCTCTTTATTTACTTTAATCTTGTCAAGCTTATCGACTAGATAGTCATTGAGTATAAGTTCTACCTCTTCTCCTAGATAGTCTAAATTAATAACTTCATAATCATCATTTTTTTGATTAAACCAAATAACATTAAGTTTATCTATCTTAATAGATGTATATTTTTCAATAAAATATTTGTATATACTTAACTGAAGACTGTACGTATTATATTCACACTCAAACAAATGCTCTAAAGGAGGAAGCATATACTTGTTATAACTGTTTATACGTCTAATATCTTTATTAGTTTTATAATCATAAATTTCAAACGTATCATTTTTTATATTATACGCGAGCATGTCCAACATACCACAAACTTTAGTACCTTTAATATCTCCAACAGGGAACTCACTTTTTACTGGAAGAATATGCTTATGATCATTATAAAAATTATTAAACTGTTTAATAAGAATAGGAATCTCTTCTCTTAACTTAAGGTGCTCTTCAGTACCTAACTCTTTTTCTACCTGCTCTTTGTTATATTGAACTACTTTATTATTATAAAAATTTTCAATGTAGTTATGAAGCATCGTACCCTTTGTAGTAGAATATAGAGTATTTAAATCCCAAATACTTTTAATAACATCAGGTGTAGTACCTTGCTTTTTAGCTGTAATGGCTGACCACTTTTCTTTATCAAACTTTTCTTTATAAAGTCCGAGAAGACCGGTTACTGAAATAAGAGCTCCAGGAGCATTATCAATAAAATATTTGTGTGTAGAACTTAAAAATGTTATACAATTAAATACTGTTAATTCTGGTAATTTATTAAGCATTACTTGCGCCTCCTAATTGGACAGCAGCATAACTTATATATATCACAGGCATTACAAGTTCTATCATTATTAAGAAAGAGTTGAGGTCTAGCACAGGCAAAATGCGTCAATGAACGAACATGCTCAGGGTTCTTCATATCTAAAAATTTAGGCTCTTCTTTTGGTTTAAGAATATACTTACCAGGAGTAGTATCCTTAATAAAATCATTAGTAGCTTTTCTTTGCTCTCGTCTCTTAATCTTAGCACGATCTTTAATCTTAGGAGCGTATCCCTTAAGAAACTTCATAGGAAGATCGGTCTTATCCTTACAATTATGTTTATTACGAATCTCAATATCTGTATAACCTTCCTTAAGAGATTTAATGGCATCCTTACAAACGTAGTATTGAAGATAATCTTGTACGGAAGGAAATTTGTATTTTTTAGCCTGACGCTCTAACATTGCAGTACTTACCTTAAACGATTGACCGGTAAGAATACAAACAGCAACCGGGCGACGAGGCTTCTTTAAAACTTTTACCGGTTTAGTCTTAACAGTCTTTTTAACTATTTTAACCTTTGCAGGTTTAATCGTCTTTTTTGTAGGTTTAACTTTCTTCTTTATTGCCATCATGTTTTAAGAGTTTATTGATAAATATATAATATGCCAGCTAAATCAGAAAAACAGCGTAAATTCTTTGGAGCCGTAATGAGTGCTAAAAAAGGTAAAAAGGGAGTAACAGGAGCAGCTAAAAAAGCTTCTAAAGAAATGTCTGAAGAAACTATTAAAGATTTTCTTAAGAAAGAGTCTTTTGATTCTATTATCAATAGTATTTTAGAATAAAAAAACGGCCGATCTTTTATAATCGGCCGTCTTCTATAACGCTAATTATAAATTAGCGGCGATTGCCCTTAACGCGAGCAAAACGACCCCTACAATCACGAACGTTGTAAAAACGCTCACGAAGAATAACGTCGTTGGAACGATCAACAAAGCCGAGGAACTCAAACTTTGAAGGGTTAAGGTAGTTCTCAATAATGGTCTCCTTGATCATACGAGGAGCCATAG